ATCACAAAATCAGCAAACCCCGCCGGGATGACTTTCGACATCTCAGCAACGTTGCCCAGCTTCCAACCCACCCGGAACGGGTAGTAGGAAGTCAGATCTTTAGGTTCAAGGTTCTTTGCGGTTGCGCCGCGCATAGCCTCTTTGATGTTCGCTTTGCTGATGTCTACGCCGGTATAGGATGCAATATCCTTTGCGTAGTAGCGCAGCAGCGGGAGCATCAGAGAGCGGCCGCAGCACACATCCAGCACGTTCATGCCCTTTTTCGCCATGTGGGCGGCGGCAAGGTGCTGGATATAGTTCATTACGTCCAGATTGGTGAAGAAACCGTCTCTGAACTGCATATAAAAATTCCGCATCTGGTAGGTAGTGCAGAGAATTTTTTCTCTGTCCATGCCATCCTCAACGCGGTATACGATATCTTTATCCACGCCATTTTCCTTTCGTATCAAGGTACTTCTGGTATTTGATCCACTCTTTCAGCGCATATTCTCGACGAATCCGGTAGTCTGCGCCTATCATGCCCTTTGGGGGTCTGACCACAACCATTTCTGAGCCGTTGAAGTAGGACAAGCCGCCAAAATTGACCTGTGTAGTCCATGTGGTGCTGTCCACGCTATAAAAGCCAAAGTCAACCGCATCCTTTTTGGTGTAGCCCAGGCCGTGCACCCGCACCCCGCAAGCATTTGCATACTGCACCAGTCTGCGGATGTAGCCGTACTCGCTGGGCTGGATATGCTTGATTGCGAAGCCGCCGATGCCGATATAGGGATAATCCCTGCACAGCCGCTTGAACTCGTCCAATCCACGGGATCTGTGCCATACCGGGATGCTTTTCTTCCCTGTTTCAGCTTCAAGGCGGGCTCTCATGCGTTTTACAGCGTCATAGCCTACGATGATATCTACATCCAACTCGAAGAAATGCTGAATGTCGTGGCGGTTGATGAAGTCGATGTACCTGCCTAGATACCCATCCCAGTCCACCGGCTTTGACGATGCTTCTATGCCGTGCATAAAAGTAAACGCCCCGCTGTCGAGAAGAAACATTTTCCACTTCGACATTTCCTCGACCTGCCACGGCTTGATGTAGAAAAAACTCTCCAGAACGTACTCCGGCCTGTTTTCCCGCACGACCTTCTCTGCCGGGAAGGTGCCCGCCAAACACAGCCTCATGTTTCAAACCATTCTCCGCAGTGCGGGCATTGGATAAGCTTAGAGCCGTTCTGTTGTGCCGTAGCGGGCTGAAAAGGTGCAGGCTGTCCAGATTGCTGGCTTTCAGAGTCCGAACCTGTATCGGCCACTTTGGGCGGCTGCTGGGCAGGCTCTGTGAAGAACTCTTCAAAATCGGAATCATCCACATCCCGAAGCAGGCCATCAAGTTCCACTTCACTGAAGCCGGTACTGCTCAGATCTACATCCAGCGCTTGCAGCGCATCCATTTCGGCGCGGAGCACATCATCATTCCAAGAGGATGCTTCCGCCACCTTGTTGTCTGCAATGCGGTATGCCTTGATCTGCGCGTCCGTCAGGTCATCGACCCGGATGCAGGGCACTTTGTCCATGCCCAGCCGTTTTGCGGCCTCATAGCGGGTGTGTCCGGCAATGATCGTGCCTTTTCCATCAATCAAGATGGGCACCCGGAATCCAAATTCCTTGATGCTCTGGGCTACCGGACCAACGGCCGCTTCGTTGTTTCTGGGGTTGTTCTCATAGGGACGGATCTGCGAAATATCCTGATACACTACTTGCTGATTCATTTTTTCTCCCTTCTTTGCTTTTCCGCTGGCGTTGCGGAACAAATTAGGGAGCGGCGGTATCTTTCCTCCTTTCTGGGCATAAAAATACCCGTCCGGTGGCGAAACCGGGCGGGCAATGCGCTATGATTAGAATTTTACGGTATTATTGTACCACTTTTGCCGTGACGCGTCCATGACATCTTTTTGACATTGAGCTAAGACATTTCCAATGCGTCGATACCAAACATCAGCATCGAGATTTTATCCACTGCTGCATCATGGTCACGGTAAACCTGCCGGGCGCTCACGTTTTCCTGCGCCGCAATCTGCTCCACAGATTTAGTGTTCTCGTCAATGTACATAGCTTTAATGATACGCAGCCCCCGCTTCAGTGCTTCATTGTCGCCCTGATTGCAATAGGTCTCATACAAGCCGAGCATAGCATCAATATGACGAATCATAATCTTCGTGCGACGGCAGCTGCTACGGATGGATTCAACTGTAATGGCATTATTCCGCTGGAGCATCATGTCCAGCAGTTCCAGTGCGGTTTCTTCCTCCCGACCATCATGCTCACCAGCTTCATCGGTGTAGACGGCACCAGTGCAGTGCTTTTTGAACATCCGGTAGTTCTTCAGGAGCAGCTTCGTGTTCCGCAACCGGCGGTCGCACCGGCCTGCGGCTTTTCGAGCCTGCTCAGCCACAACTTCCTTTGCGCCCTCGCGGGCGGCTTTACGGGCGGTTTCTTCGATGAATGTCATCATGTCTTCCGGGATAGTCATTTTGCGCATCCTCCTGTTCTATCGTTGCCAAAATCCATCAATTTAGGTATAATAGAGTTGCTTTTCTCGGGGGATTGCGCAAGCAGTCCTCTTTTTGTTTACTCAAATGGCACTCATGCGACGAGAAATTTCACTCTGGCTCAAAACAGCCAGCGGCACACGCTTGATGCCCCGCTCTGCCGCCATCTTCGCAGACACAGCACTCATCACGCAAATCATATCTTCCACGTTCACTCCAGACGAATAGTGCAGCTTTGGCGGGTGGCTCCCGCTCTGGATGTCGTTCACTTCAAGTTCTTCCTGCAAGGCCTGTTCCACACAGCGCTTCAGCCATTCCTCGGCGCAGTCCTCGCCGTCTGTCTTGACCCAGCCGATGTACTGTCGATAGCCGTCTATGGCTTCATTCTTCAGCCGTGCAAGGCGCTCCTTGCCAAAGCCAAACGTCAGATGCGCCGTCGCGGCCATAACCAGCCATGCGATTTCGGCGCCCTCGTCCTGCGCCATACGAAGCCGTTCTTCCCTATAATTACGCGGAGCGCGATTCTGTGGCAGACGCACCGTGAAATCACAGATTCCCCTTAAAACGTCCCGCATAGCTTCAGTGGCCTTCCTCCGATTCCCAGAGTCGATTTTATTTTTGTAGCGGGCTTGAAATGCCCGCATCTCATTACAAGCCCGGGTCAGGCGCGTGGCTCCAATGCCTTCTTCCTGATGCATAGCCACCACCATGCACCAAGTAAAGATTTGTGCGGCCTTGTCCTGCTCATCGACACACTGCTGGCGAATGTCCTTCATCTGTTTTGCCATCTCCAATCTTTGCATCCGAAAATTTTTGCTAGGATTTTTTTGTACTTACTGCAATCCCAGCAGTTCTTGCACCATCGACACTGACCATTGCACAGGAACGACAGATGTGCTTTCATGTGCCCTCCTTTGCGTTTTTGACCTTCGGGCCCGCCATGTGATTCACGGCCCAAGACCAGCCCGCCATGGGCAATGCGGCCACGATCAGGATAATTCCGGCCGCATCCACGACCATCGGACTAAAGAAAATTTCACGAATCAGATTCATTTTTCGTTCCCTTTCCGCACGTCGATTGAAACACTTTCCTTTCCGTCCGCCGATTGAAGTACCTCACCGGTGAAACGCCGCGTTCATCGCAATCCTTGTTGTTGAAGCTGACGATTGCGCCGCAGGTTCTCTTGTTGGTGCATCGAACGCACTTCATGCCTGTAACGCTTACAACCTCATAGGTCGGTGCACCGCAGAAAGGGCACTCCCGGCTCTTAGGTTCAATGTGTGCTTTCATTTTTCCGTTCCTCTTTGTTCCATTTTTTCAAGGGCGCATAGTATCCGCACATCACGCAACAGACAATTCTGCGATGCTGCCCTAACAGTACGACAAGTTTCGGCGTCGCGCTTCTAAACGGCTTGCCCCATGCCAAAAAGCCGCTCCCGCATTTAGGACACGGGAGAACCGTACCTGTTTTCTCCATTAGGATCCTCCCCTACGCACCGGCTTCTTGCCGTTCCCAGCAAACTTTTCAGGCCGTTCATCACTCATGCCGCGAGCCAGAACCAGTGCCCTCTGGTCGTTCGGCATCTGGTAGATGCAGCCAGTCGGAATGTGCATATACAGATCATTCAGCACAGCGCGGGCAATTTCTGCCGTTTCGTACTGGCCCAGACGATATACCGCACCGCCGCCCGTAGGAACCGCCTTGATTTCGTGTTCAGGGCTCACATACACGCTGGTGCACTGGGCAATGTTCGTGACAGAGTCCCATTTTTTGTTCATGACGTACATTCTGCATCCTCCACATAGCACCAACTTTGAGGCGGTCGGCTCAGCCTGTCAAGGTCAGTGCAGATACACCCGTCATTTTCAAAACTGCCGTTTTTATTTTTCATTTTATCAGCATTTTTGCAGTGCCATTTTCCATCTGCATCAGCATACCTTTTGGCGCACGGGCACATAAAGTCACGAATCGGCCTAGGCACATCGTAAATTTTTAGTTCCGTGATATGCCAACCGTAGCCGGGATGAATGCCGAGATATTCGGAAAGCTGTTCATCGGTCATGCAAGTGATAAGTTCTTCTCTCTTGGCGTTGCGTTCTTCATCGTTATTTTCTGGCATGGTGTAAACCGGCAAATCCAGACTTGGGGCTGTAAAATTGAACCCCACGCTATCTCTATCGACCTTGTAAACCTCATCGCAGACAAACTCACCAATTACTTTTCTGTCCATCTTCCGCAAGCCCTTTGGTGACCTCATTAGCCATCCGCTATTGCCGGAACAGTAAATGTACACCTTAAACGGCGTTTCGAGCTTTGGGCAGGTCTTGCGCACTTCAACCGTTTTCATCCCAGCCCAAATCAGCTTGCACCAGTTGGGCCGGATGCTCAGTAAAACAGCTTTTTTACTCACTGTGTACCTCCCCGCCGTCCAAGTCGCCTTTGAGCTGTTCGAGCTTTTCGAGCACAATCTGCTGCACCTCTTCCGGCTTGCCGATGATTTTCACAAGCTGTGCCAGCATAACGTAGACCTCCGCAATCTCTTCCCTGACACTCTCGTGGACGGCCTTAATCTTTGCACCGTCGCGGTAGTTGAAGGTCACGGCCCGCTGAAGCTTGCAGATTGCCTTTGTGAGTTCCGACATTTTCTCGATTGTCATCTGGAGTTGCGGTGTGGTGCCGTACCGATTGATTGCCCGCCGGATGGTGTTCAGGCCATAATCAGGAATGGCTGGGATGCCCGCATCCTCGTACCATTTGAGCTTTTCCCGCAGGGTCGCATAAGCCCACAAAATCGTGTAATGCTCTGCAATCAGTCCATCGATGCTCTGCTTTGGGTCATCGAAGAGGTGATCGGTCAGGCTTTCGGAGAGTTCCATATCGTTGCAGTTCAAATCGATGCTGCTGCCATGGCCCTTGACGAGCTGCCGCGCGTACTCGGTCAGCGCTATTTCAGGTTGCCGCAGCCATACCCAGCCGTCCTCGCTGACGTCAGTAAAGTTGAGGGCAGTCTGAAAATTGTCCACCGGGTTGTCGGTCGTCAGCCTCGGAACACTCTTAATCTTTTGCTTATCCATTTGCTCACCCTTCTTTTTGAATAATCGTCATATCATAGCCACTTTCCACGAACTTCACACAGAGGTCGTGCTTGATTCCGTTGCCAAGATAGGTGTAGATATCCGTCATTTCCTGCATCGTAAAGTTCGTGCCCAGCAGTTTGTTGATGCCCTCAAAGTGAAGTTTTCTTTCCTTCGGGGAAATGCCCTTGATTGCGGTGCGTGTAAGCCACTCCAGAATTTTTGCTTTCAGCTGGGTTTCATCGGTCACATCTTCCAGTCTGAAATAGGAATTGGTTTTCTGGCTGAAAATGAGTTCGTTTTGCATATTCACAAACGACTGCGGGAATGCCGCCCGAATTTTTCCAGCCCACGGGGTATCGAAAATATTGAATTTTTCTACACCGGCTACGGCTTCCGGCTCTTCTTTGGCAAGATAATCAATCGTGTTTTCGACATCTGCCAGCGTGTGAATATGTCCCAGTGAACTTTCCATGCTCAGCACGGCCTTCAGCTGGTCAGCGTTAAGCGTTCTCATTTTTTCGCTACCTCCTTCGGCGGCAAAGGCATCCAGCCCACAACCGGCTTATCTATCGGGCATTCTAGCGCATCCTCCGGGGTAAAGTGACGGTATTCCCACCAGCCTTTTTGAAGCCTATACAAATCATCTTCTTCGTCATAAATGCCATAATCATCGACGTCTTCCCACTGCCAGACGCTTTCATACTGAGACACCGTTCCATCCTCGTAGAAAGCCGTCGTAATGCAATAGCCTTTGCCGCAGTCAACTAAAACTAGCACTTCCGTTTCTACCTTCGGCGGGTCTTTGTCGGGGTCGCGCCATTCCGGCCACAAACTTACCGTAGGCGCAGCTACTACCGTTTTCTGAGCATCTTTATAAGCAGCGCTTGCCGCAGCATTGTGCCCCCGCATCAAACATTCCTTGCGGAAGAACCTTGCCATCAGTTCATTGGCATCAATCGGCCTTTTCTCGGTCATCGTTGCCGTCCTCCCTTACCTGTTTCATCAGTTCTGCAGCATTGATAACAACGCCATCGGTTTTCTCATAAACAGTGCGAGCCAGTTCTTTGCCTTTATCGTCAATAGTGCTCTCAAAGGCATTGGCAGTAACCCGCAGGGCTGCAATTACAAAGGGAAGGTCAATGTAGCAGTAGTTCTGGGAAATTTTGCTGATTTTACCGACAATATCGGTGAGCGCTTCCCCAATGATGTTGAATGATTCATCCGTCTTTCCTGCCAGCAATGCAGCTGAAACCCGAACCGCATAGGGAATTTTCTTCTTATCCATCGTCTTCCTCCTCATAAATGCCGAGCGTCATATCCAGTTCATACGGCGTATCCCCTGCGGCTTCTCTATCTGGCTCAAATTCTACGTTCAACGTCTTGTCTTTTACCGAGATAGTGAGCGCGCCGTTATTGAATTTCACAGTGAAACTATCGCCATCGTTCAGTTTTTTGCCATCAGCTGCGTACAGTTCAAACGCAGCCTTGACCACGTCATTTACGCTGTCCATCAGACCATTTTCACTCATTAGGAACCACCTTTATCTTCACCACGTCGAAATTTTCATACTCCGGGTAGCAAGCCTTGGCCATTGCTTTAGCCCGTACAGCGGCACCAGCGATGCCCTTTTCATCAATAACCACACACGGCAGGAGCGCAGACCCGCGTTTCCCGGATGCTGCGATAAGCACCTCATACTTTGCCATTGTCCCGTCCTTTCTCCGATTTCGGCGGG